GCCAAACGCACGGGTACGCACGGGTAAAATTAGGTGGTTGTGCGTCTCTGAAACCCGCGCCATTACTGGCGGCGCACGGGAAGAACAGGTTAATCTCTTTTTTTATTTAAATAGAAATAATATAGGCATATAGGCTCCCCGTGCCCCCGTGTTAAATCCTACTGACTTTTCCCTGTTTAACCCGTGCGTCCCGTGCGTCTCTCTGTAACCCACGCGCTGTCTGGGCTACAGGCGCACGGGTAGATTCTGTTAACCCGTGCGGCACCCGTGCGGCGGCCAGTAAAACCTCTGAAACGTAGAGCTGGCGTGGCCTGTAGCCCGCACGATACAAATCAAACACCCGCTAATCGGTCAACCGATATCGACAACAGCATATCGGACACACAACTAACTGTTGTAATGCGATATAATCGGCGTCATTCACGATCTAACGAGGAGTATCAACATTGGCAAACACTAAGCCCATTGATTACGAAAAGCTCTATAACCTAGCAAAAATAGGGCTATCGGAAGAACAGATAGCAATTAGTCTAGGCATATCAGTCTCGACGATTGCACGCCGCAAACGCGACGATGACACATTTGCCGAGACCTTAAAGGATGGGAAGCAAGCCGGGATCACATCTGTCACTAATTCTCTGTTTGAATCGGCAACGGCTGACAAGCCCAACACATCAGCGCAGATATTCTATCTAAAGAACCGAGGCGGATGGAGGGATAGAACCGAAGTAGATGCTAACGTAAGCGGAGGCATCGAGGTAACTCACGACATAGACGCTGCACTGCAAGCCTTGAAGGATGCGGGTGTTGACCCGTCCAGCCTTTAGGCTAGTCTTATGACTGATAAGATTAATATGTATGTTAATCAATGGCTTAGGGGTATCTGGTACAGTCCTCGGCACAGCAGCATGTCAGGTTTTGCGGTTTTGAGGTCGTTTCGCAAAATTGGGACTCCCGGCTGGGGCAGTACGCCCCCGCATATATCGTTACATATAGGGCGCAAATAATGGCAAAAGCGTCTGAGAGAAAGACTTCAAAAAAACCGGCTTCAAAGCTCACCGCCTCACAAAAAAATAAGGCGGAAAAAATAGCGGAAGCAATTCGTGTAGTAAAAGTTCACAAAGCTCAAAACCGTCTAGCTTATTTCCGGCCATATGAGTGGCAAGAAGAATTTTACAAGGCTGGCAAGACCAATAAGCAGAGAATGCTTATGGCTGCAAACCGCGTAGGCAAAACGGCTTCTCAAGCAGCAGAGGTTGCATACCACTTAACAGGCTTATATCCAGATTGGTGGGAGGGCATTAGATTTAGCCGTCCGACTAAGATTTGGTGCTTAGGTGTTTCTGGTGAGCAGCTTCGAGATGTAATCGTTAAGGAGCTCATTGGCACTTATCTTGGCGAAGGTAAGTTCGATGGTTCAGGGCTGATACCTCAAAAGCTTATCTATCAGGTCACACCGGCTATGGGTACTCCGAGGTTACCAAGGGATGTGGCTGTAAGGTATGCCACTGGTAACACTTCTACTGTTAGTTTTAAGTCCTACACTCAGGGTCAGCATGTATTGATGGGATCGAGTCAGGACTATATCTGGATCGACGAGGAACCAACCGACACCGCAATATACCCACAATGTCTTACGCGAACAGCGACAGGTAATGACGGGAAGGGTGGTTACCTCGTCGGTACTTTAACGCCAGAGAATGGGATGACTGAGTTAGTGTCCCAGTTTATGGATCACCCGGCAAAAGGGCAGTATTTAAAAAATGTTACTTGGGAGGATGCGCCGCATTTAGATGACGCGGTGCGTGAGCAGCTATTGGCTGCAATTCCTGAGTACCAGAGAGATATGCGCTCAAAGGGCATACCGGTCTTGGGTGAGGGGATGGTGTTCCCAATAGCCGAAGAGGTTATCCAGTGTGAGCCGTTTGAGATTCCCGCGCACTTTAAAAAACTTGCAGCGGTGGACTTTGGGATAACGCACCCAACAACTTGTGTGTGGACGGCCTATAACCCGGATAACGACACTATTTATGTGTATGACGCCTATAAGAAGGAGGGCGAGATACCCGCAGTACACGCCACGGTGATAAATAGCCGTGGCAAGGACATCCCTGTTATATATCCGCATGACGGTGACAACACTGAGAAGGGCAGCGGTCGCACCTTAGCTGAACTGTATTTAGAGGCGGGGGTGTTGATGATTGGTAGGTTCACAAATCCTGATGGCACTAACTACGTTGAGCCGGGATTGATGGAGATGTTAGAAAGATTCAGAACTGGACGCCTACAGGTGTTCAACAATTTGGCTCCTTGGTTTGAGGAGTTTCGGCGGTATCACCGGAAAAAAGGAAAGATACACAAAGAGCATGATGACTTGCTAGACGCAACGCGTTATGCGGCACTTTCGGTTACACGCTTTGGGCAGAATAAAGCAGAGCGTGAACAAATGACAACAGGGCGAGGTAACCACACCAGTTATGAATATAACTACTGATATCGACGAAAGAGAACTTATAGCGACGCTTGAGAACAGCATCAACGCCGCAGACTCATACGCTGAAAGCGAGATTGGTGAGCAGCGTGATAGAGCGTACAAATATTACTACGGTAAGCCGATGGGTAACGAGAGACCCGGTCGGTCGCAGCACGTTTCTATGGACGTTTTTGACGCAGTCGAAAGTGTAAAGGCAATGCTAATGGAGACGTTTACTGCTGATCGTGATGTGTGCCGGTTTGATCCGCAAACCGCAGAGGATTTTGTGCCAGCGAAGATGGCAACTGCACTGACTAACTTTATTTTCTATAGAGAGAACAAAGGTAGCAAGATTCTGCACGATGTTATACACGATGCGCTGGTTGCTAAGACAGGTATTGTAAAGCGGTACTACAAAAACTATTACGAGTATGAGGAAGAGACGTTTGAGGGTTTGGATGAGGCTAGTTTTTCCATGCTGGCGTCCGACCCTGCTGTCACGATCATGGAAATTGCGGAAGAGGCTGTTATGGCCCAAGTGCAAGACCCACAAACCGGACAGCCTGTTGCTATTCAACAGGTCATGTACAGCGGTGAGATTGCACGCAAGATTGACAAGTCAAAGGTGTGCGTTGAGTCGATATCGCCAGAAGATTTTTTAGTTACACCCCGTGCAACCGGTGAGGATGATGCTGACTTTTGCTCACACCGCACAAGCCGCACACGCGGAGAGCTTTTAAGTGAAGGGTATGCTCCTGAGCTGGTTGATAAGCTAACCGAAGACAATTTAAACGACGAGGGAAGAATCGCTCGTGATTCGGTAGACGAGTTTGGTAGCGAAGAAGGTTATGAGGTAGACAATGACAGACAGTACGTAACTATTTACGAGTCATATCTTAAAAAGTATCGCTCTGATCTTAAAAAGTGTGTTTATTTAAAGGTTTTGCACAGCCGTACCACTGTTCTTGACATTGAGATGGTAAGCGAAAAGCCGTTTCGGTACTTTACGCCGTTTCCTTTACCTCATCGCTTTTACGGTATGAGCCTTGCCGATGTGTTATGTGATATCCAGAAGACGCAGTCTAGTTTGAAGCGTGGAGTAGTTGATCACACGTTTATGACCAACACCTCACGATTTGTGGCGAACCTGTCCTTGGTAAAAAACCCCAGAGATTTGCTAGACAATCGCGTCGGTGCAGTAATTGATGTGAATTCTCCGAATCCTGAATCTGTTGTCCGCCCAATGGCTATGCCTAATTTGTCAGGCACTGTTTTCCAAGCGATGGAGTCTTTAGAGACCGAGAAAGAAGCGCGTAGTGGTATGAGCCGTATGGCGAGGGGCATGGACTCCACGGTTGTAAGCAAGCAAAACAGCTCTGACCTTATTACGCAATTTATGAACGCCAGTAACCGTCGAATTATGGTCATGGCTAGGAATTTAGCAGAAAACTTCCTAAAGCCGTTGATGTTTGATTTGTACAAGTTAGCTGTTGAGAACGAAAAGCAAGAAAAAATGGTGCAACTGGACGGTCAGTTTGTCCCGGTTAACCCTCAATTTCTTGGTGATCGTACTGAGATGTCTGTGGCAGTCGCGCTAACGCCTGAAGAGCAAGCTCAAGAAGCTCAAATGCTATTAAGCTTAGACCAGCAGTTTACGATGAACCCGCAAGACCCAACACTGGGCGGCATGTACGGTGCCTCTCAGCGTCACGCTATGATCAGTAGAGCCTTTGAGCTGCTTAACATCAAGTCATCGGACATGTATCTGTTCAATCCAAACAGTCCTGAGTTCCAGCAAATGCAGCAACAGCAGCAGCAAGCGCAGCAAGAGGCTGAATTAAAACAGCAGCAACAACTTGAGTTCAATGCGGATATTACCTCAAGACAGGTAAGCGTTTTAGAGGGCCAGCTTGAGCTAGATGCAATTAAAGAACAGAACCGAATGATGATCGATGTTGAAAAGCAAGAGAACAAAGAAGAGGAGCAAGACAGCCGACTACTTATGGATGTGGAGAAGCAAAACCACGACATGGAGATGAGCGAGAAGGAGCTTGCTTTGGAGAAAGTTCAAAACAGAAACGTTAGCATAGGATAAGCAATGACTATTAACCAAGAAGCACTTGAGGAGTTTGTCAAAAAAGCAAGTAAAGACAAGCACCAAAAAAGAAAAACGTGTAAGCAAGCGTTTGATGATTTCCAGAAATGGAAAGAAGGCAAGGTAGATAAAGACACAACTTTACCGAGGCCACCAACGAGACTGCGCTGAGTAGTCTTTTAACCAACCACACAAGTGGAGTTGAAATGAGCAATAACGACGATTTAACTTTAGGCGAGAAGGCAGAAATAGCTGACTCGGCGGTACATCTTTTAGAGAGTACAGCTTTTAACACTGCGTTTGATGAATTAAACGCTAGTTTAGTGCAACAGATACTTGCAACACCGCCAGATCAGGCAGAAGAGCGAGAGAGGTTGTACATGATGTTTAAAGCGGGTCAGATGTTTGTTCAGCAGCTTGCTGGTCTGGTAAACAACTATAACTTGGCATTACCACAAGAAGTAGAGTAAAATAGGAGAAATTTGATGTCAGACGAGCAAACCATAACGGACTCAACTGAAGTCGATAATAGTGACATTATCTCAAGACTTACGGCTGTATTGGAGTCAGAAGACCAAACCGAAGAGCCTAGTAACGAGGAAGAAGTAGTCGAGGAGACTACTGACGAAGTAATCGAAGAGGATCAGGAACTTGAGCAAGAAGACGAGTTATCAGAGGAGGTCAAAGAAGACCCAACCGACGAAGACGCGGAAGAAAGCGAAAAAGAACCTGAGTTAATAACTGAGGGCATAATCGAGGTAGATGGCGAGAAGCTATCTGTCGAAGAGATTAAACTTGGATATCTACGCCAAGGCGATTACACAAAGAAGACGCAAGCTGTTGCCGAACAGCGTAAGGCCGCTGAAGAACAAAGCAAGTCTTACGAATCCACACTTAGCGCCCTCTTAACCGCATCGGGAGCAGACCTTTCACGCTTTGACAATGTGAACTGGGAGCAAGCGGCGGTTGAAAACCCTGATCAATATAAGCAAGCAAAGGCTATGTATGAGCAGACGCAACAGACTTATAACTTTATAAAGTCACAAGCTGAAGATCATCAAAAGCGAGTTCAAGATCAACACCAGACACTGGTTAAAGAGAAAGCTGCCGAAAGTCTGACTGTCCTGAAATCTACAATCCCAAATTGGAACAATGATGTGTATTACTCGATTGGAGAATACGCTAAAAGCGCATTAGGCGTTTCAAGCGAAGAATTCAACGGCATTACTGATCATCGATCCATTACGGCAATGTACAAAGCTATGCTATTTGACCGGGCTAAATC